ATCCGCCTTTATAAAGGCTTGGGTGTTATGGGCAATGTGGCTCAAGCTTTTATAGAGCGCAACATGACTAAAAAAGATTGGGAAGTTGTTCAAGCTATTTGGGATCTTATTGGGAGCTATTGGCCAGAGACGGTAAAAGTTGAAGAAGAGCTGAATGGCGTAACGCTGGAGGGGGTAGAGCCTACTCCGCTTACCGTAATGTGTGATGGTCAGCCTATAAAAATGAGAGGTGGCTACTATCCTATAGCCTACAATCCTATGAAGAGTACCAAGGCAGAGCAACAGGCAATGGATGCTGTAACTCAAAGAAATATGAGCGGTGCGCAGGTGCTGGGTACTGGCCGCAACTTTACAAAAGGTAGAAGTGACACTAAAAACATCGAGCGCCCGCTATTACTGCAATTCAATGTCATTCCAACTCATTTACAGGATGTTATCAAAAATATTACATTCAGAATTGCTGCTAGAGATGCCTACAGATTAACTCATGCCCAGGGGTTTGAAGATTTGGTCAGGGGTACTTTGGGAGATGATGCGCTAAGAGCTATTGATCAGTGGGTAGTGGACTGCTGGCGAACCATGCCTGCAGATAACGACCTGGGTTCAAGTATTTTTAGCAGTGCTATTGGTTTCTTAAGAAGAAATGCTGCTATCAATATCATGGGCTATAGATTGTGGCCGGTGATAGAAAATGTAACAAATATTTTTCCGATGATGGATCGTATTGGAGCTGCTGAAACTGTTACGGCGCTAGGCGATTATATGAAGCATAGAAAGGAGAATGACAAATTATTACTGAAATCAATATTCATGACTAATCGTATTAACAGCATGGATAGAGACATAGGAACAATGCCAGGCATCTTTAAAGCTGGATATGCTGCTACTGATTGGCTAAAGGAACACGCATATACAGCACTGGCCTTTACGGATTTGATGTTCTCTAAACCTCTGTGGTGCAAAGCATATAAAGATAATTTTGCCAGCCGTTATCAAGAGGTGCTTAGAGAAGAGAAGGAGGCTAAAGCGGATTTAGAAGCAGCTCAGGAGGCTGTAAAAGAATACCGCATCCAAATATCTGAATCCAAAAAAGAAATATATATCTTGCAGCAGAGACTTACAGAAGGAAGCCCATACGAGCAGGAAGCCGGCCCAGGGACTGTGCAAGAGATAAATGAAATAAGGAAAAGGATTGCAGAGCTGCAGATTGAGTTGGAGCCTTTGAAGAAAAGCCTTTTTAAAGCAACATGCGAAGTAGAACGGCTGTCTGAAAGGCCGTTTAAGAGCCAGTCTGATATAATCAAAGAAGCAGAGCATAGAGCTATACAAGATGCTGATGCTGTAGTTAGAAATGTTTTCGGCTCTGGCCAGACAAAAGACTTGGCATCCGTGCAGAAGGGCGGGGAATTTCTAAAGCTGTTCACTGCTTTCTATAGCTTCTTCAGCACTCAGATGAATGCTATTTTAGCAGCTTACTATAAGGGTAAATTTGCTAAGCAAGATATTGCAGGTGGCCAGAATTATAAAAGATGGATGCCTTTTGCCAAAGCGGTATTCTATAGAATTGTTCTCACGAGTGCTATGGCCACGCTTTTAAAAATGGTCCTTCTGGGCGATGGCAGTGACGACGACCATAAATATAGAAAAGTAAAGGACGGTGACGGAAATGACATAAAAGAAGAAATACCTTTGATAGAAAGGTTTTTCGTACAGCTGGCAAAAAATACTGTATCTACAGCTTCTGGTTCTTTTGTGGGACTAAGAGACATTGTAGGCCTTTATAGCAATCTTGTATTTGAAGGTACTGATTTTGGCAGAGGCGCCAGCATCGGAAGTATCAGTGTTGGAGTTATTGACAAGCTAACCAAGACTTTCAATCTGGCAGCTCAGCAGGAAGAAAGAAATGCTAGGATAGACGAGCAGGAGGCAAAGCGCCAAGCTAAGTATGACAAAATGACACCAGAGGCTAAAAAGAAATTTGATGAGAAACGACAGTATATGAAGCCGGCTCATAGGATTACCGGTGCAGATATTGCTAAGAGTGCTGTACAGACGGCTACAGCTGCAAGTGCAGCCAAAACTGGCATAACGGATACTATGGCTAGTGCAGTTATGACTACACTGCAATACATGGCAGATGGCGACGGCAGATATGATAAGTCACTGTCTAATATTGTGTGGTCTGCCATCTGGAACAAAAAACCGGTAGAACGAGAGATACCTCAGAAGCCGGTAGAACCTAAGAAGAAAAAGAAAGGAGCTGATAAAAAATGATACCTTATGCAGAAACTAAAGCTGTATATCTGGGTGATGGGGAAACCACTGTGTTTCCTTTCTCTTTCAAATATGCCGCTGCTGAAGATGTAAAGGTGGCACTGTATGATATAGCCAGCGACGCAACTACGGTACTGACTAAAGATTACTATGTTGATACTGTGGCGGGTACAGTCAACTATCCTGGCTACCCTCCGGGGCAGGAAATGGCAGAAGCCGAACGGCCAGCTGTTGTAGATGATAAACATAAAATTATTATCTACCGAGAGACAGAGCTAAGCCAGCCAGTAGATCTAGGGGATAAGTATCCCCTAGCAATATTAGAAGCAATGCACGACCGGGCAGTTATGCTGATTCAGGAATTGAATGAAATCATCGGTAGAGCTGTAAAAGTATCGGCGGGGGCGGATTTTACCCCCGATGATATTATCAAAGGAATAAATGCAAATGCGAAACTGGCTGCGGATTCTGCAAGTGCAGCAGCTGCTTCCGCGAATGATTCATTGGGATTCGCTCAGCAGGCAGGGAACAGAGTAGACGAGATAGCAGAACTGGCTAAACTAGCTGAAAGCAGCAAAAACGAAACTGTGGGTTATGCAGCAATGGTAATGGGGCGGGCAGCGGGCGTCTGGTACGCAGATAAAGCGTATAACGCAAATGATGTAGTAGTGTACAATGATGGCTATATCTATCAGTGTACTGGTTATTCTGCGCCAGGCACTTTGCCAGATGAGAGCGATGCGTGGGTAAAAATAAAAGTCGCGATGGATGATTTTTTTACACTGAACGACCAAGGTTATTTAGTACCCACGGAGAACCCTACATTTAGCAATCTGTTGAGGTTGAAAAAAGACGGATTTATCACAATTAAGGAGGAATGATGAAATGGCAAGAAAAGGTATTGCACCCTGGGAAGATGGGGCCGGTCAGATAGGCACACCGGAAGTAAAATGGAAACAGGTCTGCACTAATGAGATTTATGCAGACACCCTAGGCGGTGCGATAGCGAAAAATACAGTAGCTCATGTCACTAAAAATGATGATGCTATTAGTATTTTGTATGCTGACGGCACAAAAGAAGATATTGTTGTTGAAGCTGGAGAGACAACAATGGGCTGGTGCAGAAAGCGTCGTATTGAAAAGTCTGGCAACACAGTAAAACTGTACTGGGAGGATCCAAAGGATGGCTATGCGCAATGGGCCAAGACTGTAATTGTAAAAAAGCAGGGGGCTTATCCAGAGTCTCCGAGTGATGGTGTTACTGTAGTTACGACTACCGAGCGTGACAAGTATAAAACAAATCCGTACACCGACACACAGGCTGATGCGGATAAGTGGTACTATCGCGCTTTTCCGGTATCTGCCGGCGGTAACACTAGCTACCACCGCCTTAATAAATTTGGCTTCTGGCACTATGCTATTTGGATTGACAGAGAAGATGGTGTTGAGTCTACTTGCGTGCACAATGTAGATGGCTATGATAACCAGGGCTACCGGCCAATCAAGATGATTTTCGATACCGATGTTGAGAAAAACGTACTTGACTGGGGCGATTGGGAAAATGCGCAATTTATGCCAAAACCATGTATGCTACGCAACAGCGGTACTGTGGATTACTACCTTAATCCCGATAACTACAATCAGAAGTTAGACGGTTCCCCGACTACAGATATTTCTGATGTAAACTATGACGGCAACGCAATGGTAGAGTGGAGCCCAGTCTTTACGAAAAATGAAACCATCGGTACAAAGCACTATATCTACTTCTGCTCTGAAAAGCTGGATGATAGCTATGAGTGCTACTCTGCCAAAAAAGATGATGGCACGTATGCTGAGCATTGGTATATGCCAATTTATGAAGGCAGGGTAGTAAACAATGTCATGCGTTCTTTGTCTACAGGCACTGACGGCACTGGCACAGGAGCAGCACTGCCGACTGCTAGTACCACGATGGACCAAGAAATGACATATGCAAAAGCTAACGGCACGGGCTGGAACATCACCAACTGGGCTGACGAGAGTCTTGTAGCCATGTTGGGCGTTCTGGTGATGGGGAGGCTCAACTGCGCTATGGCCATAGGCTACAATTGTGGCTCCAGCTCCAGCGGATTAACTCACAAAGTGGGTACTGGCAACAAAAAAGGTATGTTCTTTGGACATTACACTATATCTGCATATGCTACCAAATTCTTCGGCATGGAGAATTGGTGGGGTCACAGATGGCGCCGGTGTGTAGGATTAATCACAAAAGACTATAAAGTCTTTGTGAAAATGACTAAGAGCATTATTGACGGCTCTACAGTGCAGAATTACAACAGCACTGCTGACGGTTACGTAAACACCGGCATAACGGTACCGGCAATGAGCAGTAGCTACTTTGTCGACGTGGCTAATAGCAAGTATGGCTTCGCTATACCGACGGCTCTTACTAAGTATAAAGGTGATACCGGCACTGCGGGCGGTTCTGCTTCTACATACTATTGTGATGGTGGCTGGAGTGCAGGCGGTGTCTGTGCTCTGGTTTCTGGTGGCTATGTGAACTACGGGACGGCCTCTGGCCTCTTCTGCTTCTTCGTGGCCAATGCCCCGTCGCTTGCGAGTTGGGACATCGGGGCCTCCTTGTCTTTTAAGAGCTTTTAGAAGAGAGGGTTCAAGGGAGAAACCTCTCCCTTGAATTAACTAAGACTGCCAACTAACGAATAAAATCAAAACTATATAGGGACTGTATGGGCGTGTGCTCTGATTTCTGGTGGCAATGTGAACAACGGGACGGCCTCTGGCCTCTTCTGCTTCAACGTGAACAATGCCCCGTCGAATGCGAATTGGAACATCGGGGCCTCCACTCTTTACCGAAAAAAATAATGCCTGTACTCTTCCACACCGAAAGGGGAAAATTAAGCCGTAAAAAGCATAGATTAGTAAGGGTATCCACAATATCTATGAGGCGATAAAGACAGATGAAAACTGTAAATAATTTGTTCGATAAGATATGTACAAAAGAAAACATCCTTTTAGCTATCCACAAAGCTGCTAGAGGAAAGCGAAAGAAGCGTGTAGTACAGCAGGTGCTAGCTAATGAGGAAGCGGTAGCAGATAAACTGCTGGGGAAATTGCAAAGTGGCACATGGAGGCCTAATGCAATTCATAGTGTCAAAGTGATTAATGACGGCATTCAGCAGAAGAAGCGTGAAATAGTATGCCCAGACTTCGTAAATGAGCAGATTGTACATCACGCGATACTGAATATCTGTGCACCGATTTTTCAAAGAAGATTCTATAAATACTCATGCGCAAGCATACCTGGCCATGGTGTTGAGTACGCTGTGAAGTATATCCGCAAAGCTAAAGCTGATAGAAAGAATACAAAATATTTCGCTGTTCTTGATATACGGAAATTCTTTAACAGCATAAAGCCGTCCAAAGTATTTCATGCAATACGGCGCATAATACGCGATAAGCGTGTACTAGCACTGTTTGCAAGGATACTGAGAGCTAACAAAATCGTCAGGCTGGATGGCAGTAGAATCAAACGTGGTGCACCAATAGGCCTATATACAAGCCCTTGGTTCGCTAATATCTTGCTGACTAGCTTAGACAATTTAATCAAAGCTAGCGGGGCAAAATACTATATACGATACAACGACGATATGCTAATCTTTCACGCTAACAAGCGTAAGCTCAAAAAGATTTTGGAGCTGGCAGAGCAGCATATCAGCTCTTTAGGGCTGGTACTGAAAAGGCCGTGGCAGATACACATGTTATCTAAAGTGAAGATAGGCTTCATTGGGGCTACAATTTCACAAGATAAAATTGTACTGAAAGATAAAGTCTTTCTAAGAGCTAAACGCACTGCTGCCAGAATCGCTAAGAAAGATAGAATCACAACATACGATGCCCACCAAATGTTGTCGTATGGCGGCAGATTTAGTCATTTTGACACATATCATGCGTTTCAAAAGTACATATCTAGCAAAATAAACATGAAGCTCATGAGGCTGATAGTAAGCAAAGGAGACAAAAAACATGTTCACAAAAAGTCAGAGTAAAACAAAGCCACTGGCTGTTGAGAATGTAGGTAATGACCGCTACATTATCCGCCAGAACATCACAGAAGCTGACGATGGCAACGGGGGTACAATCTATACCTACGATGAAAACATCGTCACTAAGAGCGCCTTGGACGTTATGCAGTGCGTTGAGGGTGTTGAGCTAAAGCGGGAGGCCGTCATTATTGACGAGTACACCCAGCAGCTAATGGAAGAGGGGACATTATAATGAAAGCAGTAGTAGCAAGTTTTAAGCGGTTATACGAGGCTAGTAAGGTAACTAAGGATGACATGAAGAAGCGTGTCGTTCGTGGTATCATCACAGAAGATGAGTACAAAGTTATCACAGGTGAAGATTATGCAGCATGATTTTCAAAAGATTAAGCAGAAAACTGATCTGCAGCTGCAAGAGGAACTTAGTGTAAGGAGCAATGAAGAGTTGATTGAGATGAATATCCGGCTGTTGAGATTGCTTAGTTTATATGCATTAAAGAGTGAGGAGTGATGAATTGGTGGGAGACATACTGACTAGCGCTGTACAAATTATCACAATAGCATCGGCTACTTGTACACTGCTGTATAAGGTAACGCTGAAACCAATGAATGTCAGATTCGATAATCTGATACATTCTATTAACAAAAAGGTTGATGCTTTGGGAGAGTCGGTAGATAAACTCAATATATCTATTGACAGGATGAACGACAAGCTGACTAGCTTCGACGTGAGATTGGCGCGGGTTGAAGAGTCTACAAAGTCGGCGCATCACCGGCTCGATGGGCTAGAGAAGAAAATCGGATAGGAGATGATATGACTATGGATAAGCTGAAAGAGTTGTTCAAAGCTGCTCAGACACGGCAGATCGGCGTATTAGTAACAGTGATGATGGTATTCTTGGCACTGGTAATGTTCAGCTGGTTTATCGGCTTCTGGGCCAACGGCTTGTGTGGTGCCAAGTTTGATTTAGGTTCCTGCTGGCAGGGTATTAGTGCTGTAGTAGCGGGCATGACAGGTGTAGCTGCCTTGGCTGGCAGTAAGTATGCCCGTTATTACTTAGATAGTAAATATAACAGTGAGGACGGGGAACGTCCAGAGTGATTATTAGGAGGCAATATTATGCAGAAGTATATTGGTGTAAAGAGAATTGAAGCAAGACCTATGACGCGTGGTGACTATAATGTTTATCGCGGATGGCAGATTCCGGCAAATGAAAATCCTGCTGATGAGGGGTATCTTGTAAAGTATCGTGACGGCTACGAGAGCTGGAGTCCGAAAGAGATTTTTGAAGAAGCCTATGCTGTGGAAGATAGTTCTCCGCTGTTGGCCACAGTATTTGATATGAAGAGCCCTGACTACAAGAAACGCTTTGCAGCTGAGTACCGTCAGCTAAAAATTCGCTATGAGGGCTTGAAGAGAATGTGTGAAAAGTGGGATGCAGGAGAGCTTGATTTCACACCTACTTGTCCGAGAGCTATTTATGATAAGCAGCTCTCGGCTATGGTTGATTATTTGAGCGTACTGGAAGTACGGGCATATGATGAAGGTATTGATTTGCGGGGGTGATTGATATGCAGAGAGCAAAGATTATTGAAACTGATTTGAACTTTAGAGGGCTTGATAACCGCAGGGTGACTGATATGATTGTTATTCATCATACGGGCAACCCGACTGATGATGATTTGTCTGCTGCTGAAATCCATGAGAGCCACAGGGCACAGGGGTGGGCTGGTATCGGCTATCACTATGTTGTGCGGAAAGATGGCAGTATTGAGAGGGGGCGTCCGCATTGGACTATTGGCGCTCACGCTGTTCGTGAGAATTGGCATACTATCGGTATCCATGTTTGTGGTAATTTTGAAATTGGCCAGCCGACTGACAAGCAGATTGAGGCATTGGCTATGCTGCTGGGGACTATCTGTTATGAGTATCAGCTACCTATTGATAGCGACCATGTAGTCGGACACCGTGATTTAATGGCCACTGCCTGCCCTGGTGAAAATCTGTACAACATTTTGCAGACCGTCCGTGGCAAGGCTATTTGGTATCAGCAGAATTAAGGAGAGCACAATGCAGAAAATAAAGGATTGGATTTTAAATAACAAATATAAAACAGCCCAGATTGTTACCGCTGTAATCCTGATTGTTCTGCTTGTATTTTTTGTGGTTAAGGCCTGGGAGGCGCACACAACCAAGCCTGTGACTACAATACCGCAGCAACAGTCAGAAACACCAGCAGGTGTTGAAAAAGCTGCTAGCAATGCTCACATCAAATTAGACAGCGGGCAGACTAAGCAGGTGTCGGAAACTATCAGGGAAATCAGGATAACTGAAAAAGAGCCAGTATATATCATTCAGACTACAGGTGATAAGGCACAGGAAGCCTCAGAAAAAGCTGGTGAGCAGGAGAAAGCAGATTTCTCTATAGTTACTGATAAAGACAACTCAGAAAAGACTGTAGAGCTTGATAAGCTGGATAAGAACGCAACGGTTAATCTTAACCAATACAATGTGCAGGCATACAAGAAGCACATCAACACTATAGAGTATTACCCTGCTGAGAAAACCGTTGGTTATACTCATCAGTGGAAAATCAGCAAAAATGGCCGTTATATAGGCGCTGGTGTCGATTATGATACGGACGACCAGCGTGTGATGGCAAAAATCACGTATTCTTGGTAGCAGCCTTGGTTGTGTAGTACAGGAGTACAAAGGTTAATATATTTATGGCCAGCATGAATATATTTAGATGGTACCGTAGTGGCCATAGATAATTATTCAGATTGGCCAAGAATAAATAAAGGAGTGATTTTTTATGAAGTTGTTTATCTCACAAGGTATGCGAGGAAAGACCGACGAAGATATTTTAACAGAACGCAACAAGGCTATTGAAATAGTCAGAGAAATGTTTCCAGACAATGAAGTGGAAGTATTAGATTCGTTTTTTCAGGGTGAAGAAGAACCAGCGGATGTTAAGGCTAGCGGGCTATGGCTTTTAGGCAAAAGTTTTCAGTTTCTTGCAAAAGCCGATGTTGCTTATTTTGCAGATGGCTGGGAGCGTTACCGTGGTTGTCGTATGGAACATAATGCGTGTTTGAAATATGGCGTGAAGGCCATTCGTGGTGAGTTTGAGCAATAAAAAACTTGCAAAAAAAATATTTTTGCAAGTCGCTATTTTGGGCACTTTTTAAGCACTATACATTTCAATCTATCAAGCACACAATGTTGATATAAAGCCTTATAGCACAAGGATTTAGTCTATAAGTTACTAGGGGACATTACCAGTTATTTCAGGCAATTACATCCGATAAGTATAAATTATCGGATGTAATATTGGGGGCCAAATCTACAACACAATATACAAAAACACTCTAATTACAGTAACATTGTACCATAATTAGAGTGTTTATTGTCAATTATTTGCAGTCCCCGGCAACTTTCAAGCTGCTGGATTGCATTATTTTAATACAGTTTTGCGCCGGCTGGGATGCGATCAGATACCATTAACAGGTTCAGACTTTCCTCGCCATCTTCCTGATGAACAGCACTTATGATCATACCGCAGGAGTCAATGCCCATCATCTTTCTTGGAGGCAGGTTAACAATAGCAATCAAAGTTTTGCCTACCAATTCCTCTGGTTCATAATACTGATGAATACCGCTGAGGATAACTCTATCATTGTCAGTACCATCATCCAAAGTAAACTTCAACAGCTTCTTGGACTTTGGTACAGCCTCACAGGCCTTAACCTTAACAGCACGGAAATCAGATTTAGAGAATGTCTCAAAGTCTACGCATTCCTCAAACAGAGGCTCAATCTGAACCTTGGAGAAATCAATCTTTTCCTCAACCGTTGCGGGTGCATTTGCATGCAGGTTCTTCTTTCCCTCACCAGCCAATGGCTTCATGGTTGGGAACAGCAATACATCACGAATTGATGCACTGTCAGTCAGGAACATTACCAGACGGTCAATACCGATTCCCAGACCACCTGTTGGTGGCAAACCATATTCCAGAGCAGTAATGAAGTCTCGATCCATTTCATGAGCTTCATCATCACCAGCCTCACGCTGCTTCAACTGATCCAGGAAACGTCCCTCCTGATCAATTGGATCATTCAGCTCAGTAAAGCCGTTAGCCAGCTCACGACCATAGATGAAGAACTCAAATCTATCTGTAATCATTGGGTTCTCAGGGTTGCGCTTAGCCAATGGAGAAATCTCTGTTGGATGACCAGTAATAAAGGTTGGCTGAATCAGAGTTTCCTCAACCTTTTCCTCAAAGGCTGCATTGAGAATACCGCCGATACCGAAACGCTCCTCATAAGGTACGCCAATCTCAGTAGCCATAGCTCTTGCTTCCTCAACAGTCTGACAGCTGAGGAAATCCTTGCCAGTTGCTTCCTTGACAGCATCATTCATGCTGATACGCTTTACCTTGGCCAAATCAATGTGAGTACCCTGATAATCAAATTCAGTTGTGCCAAGAACCTTGTTGGCTGCGTTCAGAACGAGGCCCTCAGTAATATCCATCAGGTCAGTGTAATCCGCATAAGCCTGATAAAGCTCAATAGTAGTAAACTCTGGATTGTGACGGACATCCATACCCTCATTACGGAATACGCGGCCCATTTCATAGACACGCTCCATGCCACCAACAATCAGACGCTTCAGATTCAGCTCTGTAGCAATACGCAGGTACATATCAAGATCCAGAGTATTGTGATGGGTAATAAATGGACGAGCCGCAGCACCGCCAGCGATAGTGCCCAATACAGGAGTCTCTACCTCAATATAATCTCTCTCATCCAGATACTCACGGATGGACTTCATAATGTTGGTTCTAGCAACAAAGGTATTCATAACCTCTGGATTCATAATTAAATCAACATAACGCTGACGATAACGAATCTCTGTATCAGTCAAGCCGTGGAACTTTTCTGGCAATGGACGCAGAGACTTGGACAGCATATCAAAGTCGTCAACACGGACAGTAATCTCTCCACGACGGGTGCGGAATACATGGCCCTTAACACCAATAATATCACCAATATCCAGCAGCTTGAACTGAGAATACTTTTCCTCACCCAAAACATCCAGCTTGAAATAAATCTGAATGCGGCCGCTGCGATCCATCAATACGGAGAAGCTTGCCTTGCCGTGACCACGAATAGCCATCAAACGGCCAGCAATGGTGATTTCCTCGGAGCTTTCCTCCTCACCCTCCAGATGACCAAACTGCTCCAGTACATCCTTGGCATGATGAGAAACCTCAAAGCGATGTCCAAAAGGAGCCACACCCTTAGCCTCAAAGGCAGCCAGCTTGTCCCGGCGAACCTTCATCAATTCATTCATATCCTGCTCAACAGGTCTATTTTCCTTGTTTTCTGACAC